CTACACAACGCTAATTGCTCCGCCCTTATCTGCTTCAACAGTCACCTTATCGTCAGTAACGAGTGCTCCATCTTTGATAATATAGACGGCATCACCTTTGACAATCCCCTTGTCGACTCTCGAGCCATCCGAATTAAAATACTGCCACTCGTCTTTAACTTTAACCCAACCTGTGCACATTACTCCATCTGCATCAAAGTAATAGCTTTTACCATCTATTTTGTGTACTCCATTTACATACATAAAACCATCTTTTGGATCTAAACAGAACCAGCGATTATTTAAATAAGCCCAGCCTGTTTGCATTTTGCAACTAGAGTTAAAGTAGTACCACTTACCTTCTATCTGTTGCCAACCATTAGCTGCATACCCATCAGAATTAAAGTAGTACCAAGCTCCATCTAGTTTCTGCCAGCAAGCTTTGTAGTAAGAGCCATCTTTATTTTTAAACCACCAACCACGATTATCTTGAATCCATCCATAACTCTGGAAGTTAGGGACAACAAAGCCCCTGATGAATCTACCATTGACAGCAATCCTACGATATCCTGTACTATGATTGTTATGGATGTTGAACTCAAATACATTGATATACTTACTGTCTGCTGATACAACGATACCTACATGGCTAGCGCCAGTGGTATTATCTCCTCTACCTGAGTCTTGCCAAGCATAGATTATCCAGTCCCCTGCGCTTGGGATGTAAGCATCATTTTCTACCCAGATACCCATTTGCTTGGCTTTACTAACAATAACACCTACATTAGCAGAGCAAGGATAAGATGTTCCAACCCCACAAAGATATGCTACTGCTGAAGCACAAGCAGCGCAGAAATTGGCTGAGTATGTCATAGCCCAGCCATCAGGTCTATTTTTATTAAACTCGTCAATCAGAGTCTTATGAGAACCACCCTGAAAAGGCATCCCATTATATTTAATTGCGGTATTAACAATTCGTTCCCGAATTCCCATCTTCAAGTACCTCCGCATTTTTTAATCCTTCAGCAATAAGGTCTTCATGTAGCTTTGTGTTATCTCTACCATAGGTCATAGCTAGGTCACTATCTCCTATGCCTTTAGTTGTCGGGTCTGTGATAACTCCAAGCATACTCAAAAGCCCTAAGATAGCTGCTACAATCTTGGTAACATCTGTTTGTGGGATAGGAACTTTAATTCCTAGTGTTTCACAAATCATGTAACTTGTTGTTACTACTGCACCAACGAACATGGCTACCCACTTCCCATTCCTGAATCTAACTTTCCAGTTTATCTTCATTTCTTACTTCTCCTTCCTATTTTCCAGATAACCGATTCTCTTTTCATGTTCATTTAATCGACTGTCGTGTTCATTGTGTTTCGTCCACATACGCGCATGTGATTCCTGATCATGTGCTTCTTGAGCCTTTACATCATCTTCAATCTTCGAAATATTTTTACTAAGTATTTCAACTTGAACTGTAAATGCTGATACGGATTTATCCAGCTTATTTATCGGTTCGCTTACTAACTTACTAAGGCTATAAATCAAACCTGCTAATGTTGATAATCCTAATATGATTGTTCCTAATGCTTCTGGTGACATTTCAAACTTCCTTTCTTTGACCATTAAAAAAACCGGGCTTATAACCCAGTCTTATTAGCTATTTTTATTGGTACAAAACATTAATCTCAAAGACCTGCTTTTGCAGTCCTGTCAATCTTCCATTGACTGCAATTTCAACAGTTTTCTTCGAGCTATCCCAGGAATATCCATAAAATACCGCTGTCCATATATCATCAGCGCCAGCTTTATGTAAAGGATGTACTTGTGCTAGCAGTACCTCACTATCTTGTGGGATTCCCAGCTCTGCCATAGATATCGACGACATTGCCACACCACCGTTGGTCGCTATTGTTACGCTTTTGTTTGCAACTTTCAACTGTGAACCATTGCCTCCACCATTTACTTTGCCTATTGCCATTATTACGTATCCTCCTTCTGATTAAACGGTAACTTCTTTAGTTAGCCTTATTACTGGGATTGTAATGTTGCCAAAGTTATTTTTTGAAACATACACTCTTACAAACCCTGATCGCGTCTCACAAATTTCATAAACTAGATCACTTTTCCCTGATTCTAAATAAATATCTGGGATGTGTTCTTCTGTACAACGATTAATAGGTATATCAATTCTAAAAGGATATTTAGCATACGTATTATCTTCAACAGCAGCAGAGCTGTATATTTTGACATCTGTTTCAATTGTTATCATTTTAGACATGCTATTTCGTAGTTTTCCTGCGGTGGTTCCATCTATAGCTGAACTTAGCAGATTCTTAATCTCATCAATTGCTAAATCCATTACTCTTGTTGTAGTGATACCACATAAATTGTAATTTAAGCGCGTGTCTGTAATGCGCTGTGTAGATATAGCATTTGTACCTCTAGCTACAAAGATTTCAGCTACACACAACTCATATGTGCTACTGTTTCTTGTCAACTCAGGTGCTGATGGATTCGCAGATGGAGTCCCTTTAAGGATATACCAATCCGTTGCTCTTACATCAAGGGCATCATTATGCCTAACAATAACTCTATCTATCCTATCCAAACTTTCATCTGCTGCCTGAACCGCAAGTGTCCTACTCTCGGTGGATAAGCCTCCTGTGTGAGGGTCATCATCATAACAAAAAATCCCTCTAATTCTGCCCATACCAGGACTCACTACAACCGACATCCCCACTCCCGGAGTAGTTTCCCATCCACCTGGATATACTCCATCTGTCCAGTTTGCGAATGCCTCAATTCTGTGATCACTTGCTCCTGTCAAACGGTCCCATGGAGGATTTGCCGATTGATCATATATTGATTGATAAGGAAATGCTCTCATATTTCACCTCTTCATTTCTTCTCTTTAACGTTTAATTTTCTTGTGCCCCAGCGTTATAGTGTAGGTCTGTGTATTCTTTTCCCAAACTTCATGGACTTCTATAATCTGGGCTTCGTATGTAATTCCCACTTCTGGAATTTCCACCAACACAATATCTCCAAGATCGTAATCTATTAGATATCGACAACCTGCTATCTGTAGTGGTGTAACTTCAATATCTCTAATTACATAATGATTTAGAAGTTCAAGCTGACACATCTGAACAATTTGCGCTTTAATTTTAGATTTGTTAGCTGCTGTAATATCAAGTCCTTCAGGCATAGAGAAGTCCATTGACATCTCTTTTTGTTTAAACCTATCCTCAACTTTAAGAGTGCTTGTAAAAGAATCTGACTCATAGTATTTGCCACCTACATAGGAAGTTCCGCTATAGCCTTCTTTTACAACGTCATCTGGGATTTCTACATACCCTGTGCATTTATGCTTATATACAGACATATCTTGGGAGTAGACGATTTCTTTCGCATTACCAATTCCTTTTGAAAAGCGAATACCTGTATCGCGAGGTTTAACAAACTTAATTTCCCAACCACCATTCCAATTAATCTGAAATGATTCCTGGTCAAGAGCCAAGATTCGATACATCTCCACTCCTACGTCAAGACAGCGTGTTATTACTTCATCTCTCTGTTTCATGGACTCACTATCGTTCGCTTCCTTAATGCCTTTGGCATTTAGGTACGACATAAACTGATCATTCATGCGCTTTGATGCAACAATTGTCATTCCGTGACCTGTTGTAGCATCATTGGTCATATCCTCTGCAAACTTACCTTCTGTTGTGACATATCGACCATTTGGATCGGATTTATACGAAGGCTTGTATACAATACCAACCTCTCTGCGACCTTCGGCCATTATGTAAGCAGCTTCAATATAATGCTTTGACTGCTGATAGAGCGTAAATCCTCCAGGTTCTGTATTGTTCCTATCCCATAGAAGTTGTATATACTTTAGTTCTCCTATGCGGTTCATATTTTCGTCAAATGCAAACACTTTCATAATTACATATCTCCGTTATACAGCTTGTGGTAATTGACAGTACCAAACATTTCCTTGTTGCTGACCAGTGTATTATCACCTGTCTTTAACATAGGTTCACCAAGCACAATCATATCTTTTAAAACATTTTTGCCATCCAGCTGATAGATTCCGTTTTCAGAATCTATGTATAGAGACTCTCCTGAACCGACTGTTCCGTTGTACTTTATTAGCGCATCATTGATTTTCACTTCAGGATTATCAACTGCACCGTGAATTGTAATTGTAAACAGCGCCGGTGCATCTCCGTCGTTATATACGTAAACTGTTTTATTTACGTTGATTCTCTCAAATACAGTATATGCATTAGCCGGGAGATTTTGATTTGGTTCAATAAATACATACGGATAATGCCATAATGCCGACTGTGTATAGAAGTTCCTTACAGTGTCGTCGAGTGACTTCCAATATGGATCAGCTGCATAAAAAGTAATCTCAACCTCTTCATGAGAATATAAATCTTCTGTATGCTTAGGAGTCAGTAATTCAGCATCTAGGTAAACCTCTCTGCCATTAAAATACGACTCCACTCTGAATTTATGAAGCACATTAAAAAAGAACTCCATAAATCTTCGTGAAGCCGTTATCCCTGTATGACTTGTAATTTTATATTTCAGAGTCCTGCCCTTAACTCTTTCTCCTGAATGCCAATCACCATATCCACTTCCTTTTGCATCGTAGTAGTGTTCAACTTCTACGTTACTTGTACCAGTCTTACTGAGCAGTTCGTAATCTTCTGCACCATCTCCTATATTCATGATGGCGCCATCGTCTCTGATAAACTTCAAAAATATCATTTATGCATCCACCTCCAATCCCAAACGAGCTAATTCAGCCAATCTATCACGAGCATCTGCAGGTGTGTAAACTCTTTCATGGAAGTTAATCTCTTGCGTTATTGGTCTAGCATTAATCTGTTCAACCTTGTCTATGAGTTTATCGAGTAATCCTCGTTCTTTTGACTGCATCATAATTGAGGTCCTAGCTTGCACTGGAAGCGTTGTTCCTTTCGCAGCATTAGGAATGCTAATTTGCTTTTTTACACCAAGTCCTATGGTGACAGGATCAACCTTCATAGCAGCCACTGTATTATTAGCTACTTGTCTAGCTTTCTTATACAGAGCCTTTGACTCGCGCATCATGCCAACTCCCACACCTTGCGTAATTGGTGCTCCGACAAGTCTTGCCGTTTTCCTTGATGGAGAACGAGACTCTATTGCTTTTTTCATATTATCGACAACTGCATTCGCTATCGCTATACCTGCAGCAATAACCTGTGCTTTTGCTGCAAGTATGCCGGATTTAATACCTGTCCCTGCGTTGTATCCGACACCATAAAACGAAACACTACCAGCACTTGAACGCGCTGCATTCATGAGGGATGACATAGCAGATGAAATTGTACCTCTCCACCCATGTGGTGAGCTAGATAGCTGAGATAATCTAGGAGCAAATGCGCCTTTAAGGTTTGCTCCTCCTGCAGCGTTGTTTGCAGCAGATACTAAACTATTCATTGCAGCTTTAATTCCACCAGCATAATTTTTAGGAGACTCTGATAATTTATCAAGCTGATCATCAATAGATATATCTGATTCCTTGATTCCCTCTTGTACGCCGCCCATCATATCCTTAGTTGCAGCTTTCATCTTTCCACGATTACCTTTGACTCTCGCAGTCTGTTCTCCAAGCTTAGAATCTATAGCAGCTAACTCTTTTTGTTTGGCCTCTGCAGCAGCCTTTACGTTATCGGATCCAGTCTTCTTATATAGCTTATTCAATGCCTTAAGCTCTTCAGCTGTATCTTGCCTTTGCTTGCGAAGTTGTTTCTTGTTCTTTTTGTTGATATCAGCCATCGCTTGAACATGACCATCAAGTACTGCATTAATCTTGGAGTAATTACCTTTTTCAAACTCGGCTAACGCTTGTTCGTACCTAGTAATGTCCTTGTTGTATTTGTTTACTTGAGAAGCTGCTTTCTCCTTTATTTTTATACGCTTCCGCTGTCCCTCTTCATACTCACTTAACTGTCTTGCAGACATCTTATTAATTTCAGCTTGAGATTTGGTGTGCTTATCAAGCTCTCTGCTAGCTTTGGCGTATGCCTCTGTCGATTTGCGAATATTTCTCTGCGCAGTCTTATACGATTCCTCATATGCATCAAGCACAATTTGAGCTCTTTTCTTAACCAGGTAATTATCTATAGCTCGGCTAAGTTCTCCGTAATTTTGAATTACACCATTCTGCATACTGATTTCAGCACCTTGGGATTGCAATATCGATACAATGGCAGCTGCCCTGCCTTCATAGCCTTTTTTAACACGTCCGGATGCATCCACGATACCGTCAAGCTCTTTCTTGAGATTAATAGCATTTTCTATTTCTGCACCTTTTTGAACCATATCATTTGCAGCTGCTCTTCTCTGACTGTTATATGCCTTCTCTGCTTCCTCGTTAGCCTTGGCAAGTTTTAAAACTGCACTATAATCCTTGTCCGCTTCCAAAGCGTGTGCCTGCATCGTCTTCTTTGCCAGCTCCACTGCTGTTACAAATGCTAGTACACCAACTACTATAGCTACATAAGGATTGATTCCGGCCATTACAGCTTGCGCTCTACCTAGAGCAAGAGTCTTTGCTTCTGCAAGTGTAAGCTTCTGAGTCAATAATCCAACCACTACACCAACACCGGATATTTCCGCCTTGGTACCTTTCAAGCTCAAACGTGCAATAGCTGCCATCTCAATTTTGTATTTCTTTGCTTCCAGCAGTCCTCTACTCCAAAGACCAGCTAGTGCACCAGCACCAGAAGTTACTCTTGGTGCTACATATAAACCTGCAATAAGAGGAGATACTATCTTGAGAACATCAATAAGTGTTCTTACTCCAGCTACAGTCTTTTTTACGTTGAATTTATCCACGAATTTGATAGCGTTAGGAAGAAGTGATGACTTAATTATGTTGCTTACGCTCTCCATTGCTTCGCCAAGTTTCGCGTGGACATTATCCTTTAGGGTCGACCAAAGACCGATTACAGTTTTTGACTGTGTTTTCATGGCATCATTAAACTGACCACCTGCAGATGTTGCTGTCTTCATAGCATCCGCTACCATATCAAAGGTGATTTGACCTTTTGCCATTTCATCCTTCAGCTGCGACATACTCTTTCCGGTCTTCTTGGATATGATAGTAAGCGGGTTAAAGCCTGCATTAATCATCTGTAGTAAATCTTGCCCCATTAGACGGCCCTGTGACTTAACCTGACCAAATACCAGAGCCAATGCCGAGAACTTCTCCTTGTTACCAAGGGATATGTCTCCAAGCATTTTGAGGTCACCTTCTATCAGATTGACATTCTCTCCAAATGCCAACAGCGTTTGAGATGCATTTGCTAGATCTGTCATTTCAAACGGCGTCTCTGCGGCAAATTTCTTGAGCATTTGCATGTGCTTTGTAGCTTCCTTTGTGCTACCAAGCATTGTTTTGAAAGACTGGTAGTACTGCTCCATTTGAGCGTTATACTTAACACCAGATACCATAGCTGCTGTAATAGCTGTTCCCATAGCTATGGCTCCGCGTTTTGCATATTTTGCAAGCTGATCTGTAAGCTTGCTTCCCATGCCACCTATCTTTTTAGCGCCCTTATTAAAGCCACCTGAGTCGAGCTTTGTATTGAACATCAGATATCCTGCATATTCTTGAGCCATAACTAACCATTCCCTTCTTTAAGTAAATTATTGAATCTATCTACAGCGTTTTGTTCTTCTTTTGACCTTCGAACTTTAAGCTCTGCAATATCTGCATTTTCTGCCCACCAATCAATATCACTTTCTGTTTGCTTACCCTTTTGTTTCAGCAAACGTTGAGATACTATCGTTGTGAAACTGGATTCGCCAACTTCTGAAAAGGCCGATAGAAAGTCCCACCAATGAAAAAAGGCTTTTCCACGAACTGAAAACCCCACGGTTTTATCTACTGCCGCTATTATGAATCTCAAATCCTGATTCCATGAATATAGTCTTCTTTGACTGCCTGCAGAAGATGTTTGATTCAGCTCTCCACCATTTAGGAACCACACTGTTTTCTCTAATGCTTCCTGTAAATAAACTCCTGGAATTACTGCATCTTTGAAGATTACCTTCATTGCTATAAAAAGCTTTTCACTGTCTGTCAGTTCAGGATCTTCAAACATCTGCATCAAACGGATACCAGCTCTATAATCACTCCTGATAGAATATTCCTTTTCTCCTAGCTTAATGCTATTCGGCAATATCAGTGTCAGCATTCTCTTCTTCTGCCTCTTCAGTAGCATTAATTACTTCTTCTGTAGGCAGCTCCTTTTTCTCTGTAGGCAGCTCCTTTTTCTCTGTAGGCAGCTCCTTTTTCTCTGTAGGCAGCTCCTTTTTCTCTGTAGGCAGCTCCTCTACTATTTCAGAGTAAACCTTGTCGATTCTATCGGATCTAGTTTGAATTTCTTTCTCAAAGATAGGATACAAGGCCATGAGCATTGCTATCATGATATATTCCCCATCACTATTAATAGCAATGGAGGATGTGTCTCCAAAAACAATTTGAGCCTGTCCTTCACCAAAAATACTATCAAAAGCACCTCTGAACCAACTGTCTATATCATCCATAAGGTCTGCAGTTTGAGATGTAAATTCAGCTTCAGTAATATCTCCTGACTCCTCAATACCTTCTGCCCTCTTTGAAAAATCCTTCATCTTTTCTTCCGCTTCATCAACCAGTCTCAAAAAGCCTTTAAGTACTTTCTGATCTGTAGGATTAAACGAAAACTCCCGGGATGGATCACCCTGCACATACAGGGTGATTGTCCCGGTATCAAAATTCAAATTTGTACCAGCCATGACTTATTATCCTTTCTTATCCTTATAGAGTCTTTGTGAATTTCTTTGTAGTAGGATTGAATTTACCCTTCTCATTCACATTCGTATAGTGTAGCTCGTAAGGAATCTGAAAAGCATCCGTGTTGCCTCCAAGAGACTTAACCTCTACGATTACATCCTTCTTGATTGCCGGATATTCAGATGATTCCGGTTCAGCGAATAGGTCTACATCTATTACGTGTGTCTCACAGTCACCATGTGTCTTGAGACCATCAGCAATTCCCTTTAGGAATGCAAAGGTCTTTGTCCCCTTATCTGCCTTATAAGGTGAAACAGACATACTTGGTGAATAACCGTCTACTGCCGTACTGTTCTTGCCAAGAACATTTTTGGTCTTGCTAACATTGGCATTGAGCTCTTCAGTCAATGTATCGTTATCTTCTCCAATCGCCTCGTAGTCGAAGTTAGTCCCACCAGCATCTGGTATTCCTAAAAACGTCTGCCATAGTTCTCTTTTAATTACATTGCTCATATTGTCCTCCTATTTTCTCCTCTTAATTGTTAGTATTAACTCTACTTGATATACACCTGCACCGCTTTCCTCGATGTCATACAGCATATGATTAGATGGAACTAGATTGACCGCTTCATACTTACCAGGTAATTCAGGTAGGATTCCTTCATCAATCTTCGTTTCAATCCATTCTGATAGAGACTCCAAAAAGTCATACATATCTTCTCTCGCAGAGTTGTCTACGGCCAAATCCTTTGCGAAAAAGATATATGAATTTTCATAGGTCTTATTCCCAAGAACGTCTGTCCTCGTTCTAGAATTCCCTGTTGGTGCAAGTGCGGAAGTTCCACCTTTTACACCTCTCTTTCCCGGTGTGTAGTCCGTTTCCATCTCTGACATATTTATAAGCTGCATTCCATCATACGTGGCTAAGTAATCTTGTATGCTTTTAATAATACTCATTAGTTCTATCCCCTCGTTATTGCAGCAGCTCCAGATAGTATGCTATGTAGATGTTGCCTCTTCATTCGTTCGAACCACTTAGGACCTCTCCTAGGTGCTCCGTGATACTGCATATTACGGTTTGTAAGCTTCTTAGGTGCTTTCCCAACCATCAGCCTGCCGTAATAGTGATATCTAGCATATGGTGCGTTATACACTACTTCACCTTCACCTGGCACAGTTCCTAGTATGCCGGACTTATCTAACATACCCGAGCGAAATGGAACCATTGGGCTGCATAACCTAATTACTTCATGGTCAATAAACTTTTGAGCTTTATCAAAGCTTTTGCCCCATAGACTTCCAAAACCTGGATTCCACTTTAGCTCCGCAGTACCATCCTTAGTTACAACAATGCACCCCCGTGGTGTTTCTATTTTGTTTGTCATCTTGCCACCACCACTATATGCTTCTGCCCATCGCCAAAATCAAAATTTTCAGCCGATGTGACGAGAAATGCGTCCTTGTGATATAAGATATCATTTGCCTTATTTATGGCTGTTACAGGTGAAATTCCATCGTATATGATGTCTCCTTTTTCTACGACTCCATCATTAATAGATGTAAGTGGTATGTATGCAATCAGTTTAGATGAGGATTCAACACCATGCTTTCTGATTGTTTCTCCCTCGATCTTCTCTACATGTGCATCATTCACCACTCTAGTCAGCCACTTATTATCTTCCACCTTGTGATAAATCGTTACAGTCTGTGTGAACATGTTCACGCCCACTCAACTCCCTTCCGATATTCGGATAGATAAAGCATGGCTGCATTAAGCAGTCTATCTTTATCAGATACACTATTCACGCTGTAGTGCTTTGACCATGACCCTACAGTCTGACTTTCCAGTACACCCTGATCTACTGTCTGTTTTGCCTCTGCAACAGCACATATACCATGCTTATAATCATCTGCTTCAACACTAAATCCTACGAAATGTTTTCGAATATAAGCACTGGCGAAAGCTTCACGCCCCCGCCAGTCTTCCTCGGATATTGCCTTGCCGCAGAATTCGTCCGTGTAAAACTTATATTCAACCATTAAGGCCTCCTTGCTTATCCAAGCACTCTTGTCGCAAGTTCAGGATAAATTGCTGTGTAACCGTAGAGTACATCCATTGACAGCATCTCTTTCTTCTTCGTCATGTCATAACCCCTTACTACACGAAGAGAAATTCCGTTGTGGCTAGTTACGTAGCTCTCAACTCCTGCTGGTGCCTGAAGTGGTCTTGTTACATACGCAAAAGCCATAGGATTAAATGCAAGGTTTGCAGTGTGGCTCTTGAGCAGCACTGCCTGCACATCTGCATTTGCTGTGATCTTTGGTGTTACATTAACATGGATTTCATCTCCAGAAGCTGATGTATCCTCTGTGACTAAATACTGATTACCCACAATAGTGATAATGTCTCCTTTTACAAGGTTTCCAGTCATGCCTGTTCCTTTAAGAACAACTTCATCGGAATCTTCAACCTGAGATTTAACGGTGATTTTATCCCCAGTAACCTTAAGCGTACCTGAAGTATGCTTTCTCACAGCCTGGGACATGTAGTTATCAAGGCCCATTACTCTACCGATTGATCCTTCTCTGAGAGCACTGGTAGATCCTGACTTCTCAGCATTAACGATTGCTGGTACAGTTGAGAATGCAGCATCAGCTTCGGTGTCCCACACTCCAACTCTTCCAGCAACTGGCACGAGCTGCTTATTAAGCTGCTTTCTTACATTTGCAAGATCCGTTAGTTCAGATGGTGTCGTACCTGCCTTTCCTACAGCTGTAGGAATGAACTTATATAGATCTAGTCCATCATTGTTAATCTTCTCTGCCAGAGCGACTGCCGCTGGTTCAAGGAATAGTCTGTTTAGGTCATCTACGTTAGTAGCTCTCTGTATTGCGCTAAACTCCACATCTACTGTAGCTAGCTTATCTAGCTTAACCTCTACAGATTCCTCATTGATTCCCTGTGGCTTAACTCCCTGTGACTCATTGAATTCCTCTGCAATGAGTTTTACCGGCTTCTTAACCTGAATCTTGGTTCCAAGTCCTGGAACAAAATCATTTGAGAAATCTCTGTGCACTAGGTTAGGGAACACTAGATTGTTCATTAGTCTAGGCAGTGTCTGTCTTGCGATATTTTTTACTTCAAGAAAATTGTTTGGCATAATTCTTACTTCCTTTCTTTTTCTTCGAGTCTTTTGTAATACTCTTCATCCGATAGTTTGTCGAGATCAGGTTCTGTCCCGCCTCCGTGATTTCCGCCACTTGAGAATCCACCTGCTCCGCCAGTTGCACCATCGTCGCCATCATCCTTTTTAAACAATGCCGGTGATGCTTCCATCATTGGCTTTAGGATGTCAGATAGACCTATAGGATTACCCTGGCTATCAAAAGCAAACTTATCGATGCCACCATGCTTATACACGATGTAATCAGGATCCAGTGCACCTTGACCTCTTAGTGCATCCTTTAAGGCGTATTCCTTTTGTAGGTCGCTAGTCTTCTTTTTCTCTGCTGCAATATCAGCATCATACTTATCCTGTAGCTCTTTGGCATCATTACGCAGCTTGTCAACATCGACCCCATCGAACTTATCGACCTTCTCTTTCAGACCCTTGATAGTCTGTTCAGCTGTATCAAGTTCTTTCTGTTTGTCCTGTGCTGTCTTGTCCTGTGCTGCTTTAATGTCTTTGCCATTTTCTGCAAGGATGTTTTCGACGGTATCTTTCAGCTTTTCATCAGATACTCCAGCTTCCTTCAAAACTTTCTCGATCTCTTCTCTTTTCATTGTGTCCTCCATTCTTTTATCCGCTACGCCATCTTTTACGGCAGGCGACGCCGATGCGGCTCACATTTTACGCCGATGAGCAGGCGAGTAATAAAATTCCGTCAGTTTTACGCCTTGACTGGGCGAATATAAAAAACAGAGGTGCGCACCCTCTGCAATTTATCTGATGTTATAAGCACCCTGCCTCTTCAAATGCTTTTTGTAGTTTAGGAGCTTGAAGTGCTATCCAGTCAACTATCTCTTCGTTTCTTGCCCATTCTGAACTTACATCAAGCCCAGATTCATATAGAAAGGCATGCACAATCTCATGTCTTAACACCTTCTTTTTATATAAATTGGGATTAGCAACTGTTTCCGAAGTTGGTTCAAAGTCATCAATTACAATCTCCTTTGAATAAAATTCACATATGCCATCTGCATTTTCTAGCTTGGCAGTTTCTTTTCCCTTTTGCCTCTTGATGCTATATTCTGTTCCAAGTATATTTACCTCGTCTTTTAATTCTAAAGATTCCATTGTCACTCCTTTTCTTTGCATGCAAAAAGCAGACCGATTGGCCTGCTTTAAAAATCTAATTATTACTTAATACTTGAACCTATTGTTATTACATTAGTTGCTATCCTCATGAATTTTTGCATTGAGCTGTTTTCATGAAGGTACTGCGCTCCCTTCAATGTAATCCTAGCCTCTTCAATATCAACCTTTGTTTCTCCGAGCACATTCTTGCTTATCTCAACACCTCGAACATAACCCTCTTCAATAAGATTTCTCATGACCATAAGCCACTCTTCATCCGATACATTTAAGTGTTCAGGACTAATAAGTGTGCCCATGTATTCAACATCTTTTGCAGATTCTAAATTTTTCAGAATCTTGTATGCTGTTTCAAGCGTATTCATTATTCCCCTCCACCTTTTCTATCATCATAATCATCACATGCATCTAAAACGCGATCATATATCAATTGTGCACCTTCCCCAATCTCGTTATAGAACTCCATCTTTTTATCAAAACCATAGCATAGAATCATGTCATCAAGAGCATCAAGGTATTTCCTAATATCAGTACGTTCCAATTTAATTGCTGCTAGCTCAGACCATTCCTCTACATATGGTTTTAAAAACTCTTGTTCTTCACCGCTTATTTCTACAACAATCATATCCCTCTATCCTTTCTGTTAGTTTGTACAAGCATACCAGTTTTAGGATTATATGTAACTTGGCATCCTGAGCCTATCAACACTATAGTGTCTTTATGACGTTCGGACTTTTTCTCTTTTCCATTAGTAATACAAGCTTTTAATTGCTCAACACTAACACCTGCTCTATTATATTCTCTATCCAAAGCAGAACGCCCAATCATTCTGCCGACAAAATGAGAGGAATAATCCATAATCTCGATATTCTGTGGCGTCTTTAGCCCCATAATCTGCTCTTCAATCTGACGCGCTGTTTCTCTATATACAAGAAACCCAGTTAGTGGGGAAAACTCAGCTTTATTAACAGATAACACATATTTTTTGAATAACTTGTACTCAGGAGGGTTATTGTACTTCATGTCGTAATAGCTTGCAAGTGTTTTTCTCATTCCTTGACCTTCAAGAGAATAAGCTTTACGAAACCACTGGTAATATTTCCTCGCTTCCCATTGAGATTTACCGGCTTCACCTTTTCCAAAACCTGCTACTATCATACGGTCATGCTGTGATGGCATGCCTGTCTGATCTTCCAGGTTCTTCAATTTTTCCATATATGATCGCATCTTTACACTGGATTCTGTTGTATCAAGCCCTGCAGCTTCTTGCATTAGGTATTCTCGTTTCCATCTCCTCCGAGCTCTTTCGTAATACCTCTGCATCTGAGATACTTCATACTCTGTATATTTCTTGCCATTGTATAAGTAATCCTTAGCTACATATTCGGCCAACATCTGATCGCTATAAGCAGGAGTTGATAATCCAGGATAGAACGGATGGAAATTGTGCCTGCAATTATATCCGCATAACCCTGGTCCTGTTCCGTACCCTGTAGCTTCATAGAAGTTAGGGTATCCCGGTTCCTTACCATGTAGTTTAAACACCTTGCCTTGCCACACCTCATGTTCAGGACGCGCTCCGGCATGTGCTGTCGTTTCCACGTATTCGCTATCCACATCTTCCGCTCTTGCAAGCTGCATATCTCCAGCTGTCTGATTAATACCGGTCACAATAGCTCTTCTAGCTGCCACTTCTATATTGTCCACACGCCCCGAAGGATACCTTACTGACTCAATCCCTTTTTCAGCTAATGCCTTGATTGCATTTCTTATGGCTGTTTCTGTATCAAATGCTCCGGATATTACTTGCATATATGCTTGGTCAAGTATCTTGCTAAACTGTTTGGATGCATTAGCTGCAGTACTTCTCGTGAGATTGCGAAAAGCTTTTGCCGTTCGTCTATATCCGGAATTCATTACAGCTATCAGAGATGGACTAGCTTCCAGTGGTGGGCATTTCTTTCCTGCAATTGTATGAATCCGATCATCATTAGCTATTGTTTCCATCCCTGCTTCTTTCATGAGTTCCTTGATTTCTTGAATGCTTCTACCTGTAAGCTGAGACAGTCTCCTGTTTATCTCTGCCTCAAACATACCCATAGCTTCGAGTTTCCTCTTCTGCCATTGTGCAGCAGGGATATAGAAATCATATGTGGATATACGCCTTGCCATGTCGGCTAATATTGCTTCCTCTGTTTCTCTATATAGTTCAAGCAATCCTTCTGGTGCTTCATGTAAGAATTCCGGTGTAAGCATACATCCTCCTTAACTATCAGCTGCTTTATTTTTGATTAAACCCGAATGGATCCTCTTCATAACTACTTTCAGGAATATTAGCTTTTGCAGTGTCGTCACTTTCTCCATACCACTTAGCTCTATACTCCCATTTATTCATAATACCTTCCCTTACATCCTGCATGTCTTGAGCCCTTTCAGATGCACTATCAGTAATGAAGCTATCTCCAAGGTCTATTTCAATCTTTGTTTCTGGATCTACCGTGCCACCTCCAAGCTCTTTCTTTACCCATAGGATTGATCTGATAAGTGATTCAAGTGCATCTTTGACAATAAGAGAGTGTTTCCCTGTATTTCTAGTCAAATCTTGACGTCCACCAAGATATTCTGTAGCGGTTACCTGAACAGATCCTGTACCACTATTGAAGTGATAGAACTTTGTCCCCAGTCCACATTTAAACGATAGTAAATCTAGTTGAGCCTGAACCCCTTCTACGTTCTCTGATACTCTGAGAGATGGATTGTGTTCCTGAATAAACTTCTTTGTGCCGTCATCATCTATCAGGTCATCACCTGTTTCCACAAATAGCTGCTGCGCTACATCATCAGGAGTAATGGTCTCTCCTCTTTCATTTCTACGAACAATACGGCTATTCATGAATACCTTTTTGCCTCCAAGCTTGAAGTCCTTGTTGAAATTGTTGTATGCAAGGTCTACTCCTTCAAGGTTGTCTAGTGCATTCGCAAATACGGAAATTCCTAGTGGAGAGCCTGGAGATATATTGTTCTCGATATTTGGCATAACGATAGAAAACAGAGGAACGTTTCCCCCTGTTGTCATTTCTTCAAGTATTCCATCTGGAAGTTCTTGCTTTATAAGGCTACCCTCTTCAGCTTTGAAGTACTCGTTTGTAATTACGTACTGCCCATCTACCAGCCTGTGAGTTTCAAGATATATCATCTTCACACCTAACTGCAGCACCTCAGATGCAAATACAACCTCTGTTATCTTGCCCGCATGTACAGATAGAGGGATTATGTGATCTGCAGATAGATATTCGATTCGAATGTCTATATCCGGATTTCGGATTATCTTATCGTTCCTACCGAGCTTTATATTTTCGGCTCTTAACACAAATGCACCTGTACCAAATGCAAAGCTCTTTTCTATCAGTCGGTTACCTTGCTGACGAAAGGCATTGTTTCTAAGTACACCCTTGAATATATCTTTCTTAGGTGTCTTGTCTTCTTTTCCATCTTCATCAGCATCCTTTTCTCCGAGTATGTATGTCTCGGATGCTTCATCATCGATGGCAATATGTAGCTCATCATTCAGTAGTCCTGATGCCCAGTCTTCGCACACCTGCTTCGCCATCTTTAGTGTATAGAGTTTACGCTCTTTCTTCTTGCCATCTAAACCAACCTCTGCAAAAGTGTGGAATGGAGCATAATATCCCATCCACCAGTCTCTCCATATCGATATATTTTGGTAGTAGCTACTATCAAGCTTTATGTCGTATTTTTTATTTAAGTAATCAATAACGGTATTTATATTCATCAGTTACTCCTTTTGGATTCAGGAAGCAGCTTTTTCATAAATCGCTCCCATGAATATTCCCATGCGTCTAATATATCTATGTCACTGCTAAAATTATCTAGGCGAACATCCTTTCCCTTTTCAGCTTCCTTTGGATCCCATATCGCTGACTTCAAACCGGCTATTAGAAGTTTGCACTCCGGTAATACCTTCATCCTTCCACTAGCCAGCAATGTATTACCGCAGTACACACGATCCGTAATCTTCTTTTTTGCACTATCACCTATGCTTGCTGTGATACCTGCTGCCCTGCATGCTTTAGCTAATCCGTTTATCAGATACTGTGCTTCATTATCGGCGAATATGTAGAGTATAGGAATTCCGGGAAAATCCCTCTTCAGCTCCTTGTAAAATATCAAGAAGCTCTTATTAAGCTTGTCAGGATCTATATCACCCTTTTTCCCTTCGATGTTTGCATCTTTTACTACATCGACCTCCTGGAATCTGTAGTGGACTGCTGAAGCTACAAATGTTGTTAACGACCTGTTTCCTCCAAAATCTATCCCTATTGATATAAAGTGAATGGTTCTTAACCATTCCTGCTTTTCGCTATAGTCCTTGAATATCCGAATGTGTTTACTTGGATTATCAGCAAAGCTTTTATATATGACACCCTCTGCAGCACATCTCTCTCCGAGTATGTCTCTCCTGTACCATATTGTTTCAGGATCATAGTCTGCCATCAGTTCTTGCTGTCTCTGCTTGCTAATCGTTACGTTATCAAACAAAGTGAAATGCTCGTAATTATATCCACTAGGAAACTCACCTGCAGCTGCTTTCGCTGCGTACTTTTCTATGTAATCCTTGTATATCGCTGCATATGGATTATCAGGGTTTAAATCCCAAAAGAATTTACGCATCTTAGCTGCTGCCGTACGGTTGATACACTCTTTTATCATGGAGTCATGATGCAGATTTATCTCTGTAGCTATCCACATGCCGTACGAGTTACCACGAACTTTTTTATATGAGTCAGCTTTACCGCCACCTGCAAATATAACCACTCTTAGTTTCCTGTTTGTAGACGGTCCTTGTATATACAGAGCCTCGTTACCTTTAAATTTTCCCCAGTGACATTGCCCTCTGAATATGTGTTCAAGTCCGAATCCGTTTGCATCTCCAATGTTAAGTTTTGCATTTCCCAGGGTTGAACCACTAGCTAGATGTAGCTTGTCCTTTGTCCTCTTCAGCTCATGAGCAAAAGCAAATATGTTATCCGTTGTCTTACCTGCACGGATAGAACCTTCTGCGACATTATATGTGCAGTCTCTGGATCGCCTCATATATGCCTTGTGCTTATCTCCAAACCTGTAAGGAATGCTCTTTCTCTTAACAGGCTCTTTACTCTTCGGTACTGCCATATATCTCTTCCTCTAAGTCATCAACATCTTCAATCTCTGCCCCTTCTCCAGTTAAGGCTTTATTAACTGCAGCTGTCTTTGACTTAATATATTCAACTTGAGCCTTTTGCTCTTCTGTGGCTAAGTCCATATGATCCGCTAGCCAGGCTAGAGCCTTTTGCCTATCCTCGAGTTTAATTTTCTTCGTCTGCCCCATAGATATTTCAGCTATCAGAGTGCCATCAACTTTCGTATCGCTCTTGAATCTCATATAGCTTTGACTTGTTCCATCCTCTGTTTTTTCACTTCCAAATTCTACAAAGTCGGTTATATCCAAGAATGCAATATCTATGTATTTTTGGAAGATATCAGATGGATTTAACATAGCTTTATTAAGCCTGTTTTCCTTTAGCTCCCTAATACACTTTTTGATTTCAGCATTTTTCAGCATTCTGTATCCATTTGACCCTGCTGTTTTACGGCTACATTTATATGCTTTTTGGTATGCTTTTGTAGCATTAAAACAGGTCACATAATATATACAAAATAATTTTTGATTAGATGTAAGAAGTTTATTTTCGACAAGTTTTTCCGCCTCATCTCCGAGTTCCTTTTTCAGATGCTTTTCAGTTGCCTTTTTTGACTGCATTTTTTGCAACGTTTTTGGCGTTGCACTTTGCTCCCATTTCCCACGTCTTTTCCATGACCTCAAAGTCGACTCTTTGACCTCTAGTTTTTGGGCAATAAATATTAAGTTTTCACCGCTTTCATAAAGTTCCATTGCGGTCTTTTTCTTTTCTTCATTCGCCTGCATCGTTCTTCCTGCACTGTTTAAAATTCATTAAAAAAACAGCATGCAACGAAGCAGCTGTTCAAATCCGTCCTATCTGGTGATTTCTTTATACCCACGCATTGAAAAAGGACGCCTTGCAGCGACCTTTTCCGAATGTTTATAGCTTGGGAGAAAAACCTGTGTCTCTTCGACACTTTCTACACTATCATTTTATCAGGAAAAAAAGTGAATTGTGTGAATCTTACTTTTTCACTATTAAATCTTCATTTTCCAAAACCGTTTTAACTTCTTAGTTATTGTGCTTCTGTCATAACCAAGAAGCTTCCCTATCTCTTCCTGGCTTAATCCGTTTATGTAATAGCTACGCAAGATAGTTCTAAGCTCACTATCCGTTTGAGTCTCAATAAATCTCTCTGCATCAATTATCTTAGCTTGCAATTTCTTCTTTGTCGCAATAAGCTTTTTTATCAATTGGTCCTTGCATATTGAACCGTCATCATATCCCATCTCTATTTTAGGAATAGGATATCCAGTTTTATAATCTTTATAGAACGCAAAAGTATATGTGCTTTTAGGAGCACACAATGACATCTCTATTGCGTTTATTTCTTGCTTAATCGATATAAGCTCTTCCATTTCTTTTTTTGTCATATTTCATCCCACTTAAACAATCTTACTCGCTAGAGTAACTCATCATCTTCTGCAATTTTCTGTTTTTCGCATTCGTATAAGCAAGCTGAACCCAGAACCATTACCTCCGTTTTCTTCGTCTTGCCCAAACAAAGCCAATTGCCTTCCATCATGTTCAACAAGGCAATCCGTAAATGTGTACCTTGTCTTGTTGTTTTTATTAATAAGCTTAGAGATATATAGCCCATCTGATGGATCATTAATAATTCTCTCCATCTGGGATTTAGTTATAGCTTTATCTGAAACTATAGGATCAGGCTTTTCTAAATTTATGGAGCTACCCCAGCATCTTTTACTCTTACCCTGTCTAGCCATATATAGAGCTTTGCCTGTGATTCCGTATTCATCAAATTTAAGCTTGTCAGAATTTGAAAATCCAGCCTTCCACTTATCCTCTATGACATCTCTATCCACATTTCCAAATATCATGTGGATATGAGGTCTTGCTTTTGAGCCAGTATCATCTCCCTTGTGATTTGAGATTACATACACATATTTCACTGGCTCACTGGATCTCTTTTTCATCTCCCTGCGGACTCTTGCCACATAGTTAGTTATGTCCTTAAGTACCTGCTCTCTGTCATATGGCAGGTGAGCATCGTCATATGTGAGATCTATGCTAAAGTCTCCCTCTTTGAAATTAAGATTGCATAATCTGACAAAGTATCTCTGACTCCTTTTCGAATTAAGATTTTTCTGTGCCGGTGATGACTCATGTCTTTTTTCTGCTCTTTTTATAATTCTCTTCCTTGGAGACACATTATATATTTCTAACTCGAGATAATCTCCAGTGTAATATTTTTTCGTTCTTATCATAGTTACTTAAATGCCTGACTTGTTAATACTCATTTGAACTCTTAATCCGGCTTAATGCCGGATGATTTTACCGTATTGTTTCTTCCTATATATAAGGAAGAAAGTTTGAAGTTTTAATTCTATATATGAAAGCGGCAAGCATCTGTAAAAGTAGTATGTGCTCTTATATATTTATGTACGATTTTGAAAGAAGTATATCTTCTGCCTACCGCTGTCATATCTTATGTTTTCCATTTATGCATACACATATATACACACTAATAGGATTGTTAGTCCTGTAAGGAGTAGTACATCTGCTATCATGAATAATTTATTTGCCACATCCATCCTCTTCATTGCTGTGAATGATAGAGCTACTATTCCAACCATAAGACCTGTGATTAAGAAAGTTATTATTAAATTAAGCATTTTCTAGTTCTCCAGTAATATTATTAACCTCTTCAGTCTTCCATGCTGGCACTGTGGGAAATGCGCAAGTGGCGCATTTATCATAGTTATGCTTCCGGCACCACTTGCATATACCCTCACGCTGCTCTTCCGTATACATAGCTGCGATATCTTTTGACCTAATCAAGCGGAAAATCTCCTGCCATTTCTACATTAATAGGATCTTCGTATCTTGCAATGATTTCTGCCATCACTCTTTCCTCTTCTTCCGGGTCCGATCCGGGCGGTTCAAGATACTCATTCACTCTTTTTTCACCAAGTAGATCATCAAAGAATTTATGCACTCTACTTTTCCTCATGTGTTTTGGTTTAGCTTTCATTTGGGTTCCTCCCATCGGCTTCTTCAATAATTCTTCTCATTTGTCTTTTAAGTTTGTATTGAATTACTTCAGCTGTATTGATATTTAAACCACCTTTGAGTTGTGCAATCATAATTTCCACATCACCAATTTCTTCTGTGATGTCTTCTTTATTGCCCCAGGTTAGAGCTGTAATAAGTTCTGATAATTCTTCAATTGTTTGTTTAATCTGAAGTTTCTCACCGTAGTGCTCCCATATTTCTGCAATCATCTTGGCGCATAGATTGTCAATGATTTTTGTTTAACTTGTTTGACAAAAATTGTATAATTCGTATAACAAGTTTTACAAGGGCTTCTAGGAGGATTTTATGTCAACGCTTGGAGAAATTATCTATAAATATCGAAAAGAGCACAATTTAAGTATGGAAGCTTTTTCTAAAGCGAGTGGAATTAGCAAGGCTTACATCTCTATATTAGAGCGTAATGCAAGACCAGGAACAAACAAGCCAATAGCACCATCAGTTGAGACGATAAAGTTGGCTAGCGACGGAATGAACATGGACTTTAATAAACTTTTTAGCTTATTAGAAGGAGATATATCATTAGATCATTCAGACCGACCTCTTCCATCAAATATCATTCTACCTGCAGCACACAAGCTCCCTATCATGGGTACTATATGTGCCGGTGATGGTGTGGTGTGCGAAGATGATTACCAGGGCACATTTATAGTAGATACAGATGTTAAAGCAGATTACTGCCTGAGAGTAAGAGGAGACAGTATGATCGGTGCCAATATCTACGATGGCGATATAGTTTTTATTTCAAAGTCTTATGATTTTGTTCAAGACCAAATATACGCTATTGAAAGGTTAGATTACAACGAAGCTTCTCTAAAGAGAGTTACGCAGGATGGTGACACGTTGATACTTAATCCTTGTAATCCTGAGTATCATGCAATGGTTACTGACTACGAAGAAGTGAGAATAATCGGGCGATGTGTTGGTGTGCTGCATAAGTATGTGTAGTTAGTTAAAGCTAAGGAAAACAGAAGGGACATTTATATGGGTTTGTTTAATTTTTTCAAGCATCAAACTGTTAATAATACTGTTGAATCGAACAGTAAAGAAACGGAAATTGGTTACAATTTAGATTCAGAATTTAAACCAGCTGCAAAGTACTACAAATTTGATACAATTGAGCAGATCCAACGAATCCCTGTGCCAAAAACTAACTTTGAGTGCGATTGTGATTTTACACAGAGCGTAGAGTATGTTTTGCAACGCAAAGCCACAATTTACAAACAAGATGGCAATCTCGACTTGGCGATAGAATGTTTAAAAAAGGCTACTGAAATTATGCCATACTCACCCACATTCTACAGTGATTCAGATTATGAGCGTCTTGAGAACTATCTTAAGCAGGCACGGCGATTCGATGAGGCAAGAGAGGTAAACAAAAAGAGAACTTCTAATTCTGCAACAACTTCTTATATTTCATCATTGTCATACTTTAATTTGGTACTTCAAGAAGCTGGAGCTGTAGAAGTTCTCAGAAATCCAAATGTTTGCGGGGATTGTGCTAGATTTCATGGTCGGCTGTATGATTCGAATGCAGCTCACGGATTTCCTAATCCGGAGATTATGAAAAAGTATCTCGAAGTCAAACGCTGTGATTGTAATTTTGATATGTATCCATTTTTCTATGGTATGTCAATACCTACAGACGGTAATATGTCATCATTAAAAAAGCAAAGCAACCGTCGCTTTATTGATGATCGTACAAAAGCTGAAAAAACCGAATTTGAAAAAAACATTGCTGAATTTGAAGCTTTAAGTAAAGATAGAAAAGATTATGACTGGATCTGGGAGTTTTTACCGGAAATAGCACCAAAATCTTTTGGTGGATATCGAAACATGAAGAATAGGAATTCAAAAAATTATCAAAAGTTGGTAAAGGCGGCAAAAGACAAAGGATATAAAATCTAACCTGTTCCAAAATGGAACAAGTTCCATGTAAATATAAATATGTGTAACGATTTGTTTTGTGAGATCGTATAGATTTAATTATGCCGTTGTCGCATCAAGCGATGATTTGATTTATTATGTAGTGTCATGTGCGGTGCATGTGCGGATCCATAATTTATACAACCGTTGAAATTACAAGTCTTTAAGCTGAACATTCTCTAGGTATTGTTTGCTATCATGTGCGATGCATGTGCGGCATATGTTCGACATTAATTATATGGAGGAATTATGACAAATAATGATAAAATCGATATAGAAAAGATACTAAGCAAAGGTGAAAATGAACATTTTGAGTTTAAAAAAGCTCAAAATGAATTCCCAAAAGAAGCATTCCCAACTATAAGTGCCTTTGCTAATTCTTGTGGGGGAATATTAGTTTTGGGTGCATCTCAAAAAAATGGTGAAATATATCCGTCAGGAATATCTAATAAACAAAAAATCATCGACGATATGTTTAATGGTTTGAATAATCCTCAAAGAATTAACAAAAATTTAATAACAAATGATGATGTCATGAGCGTATTTTATCCTGATCAAGATACTGAACTGCTTCTTATTAATGTTCGAGCTGCATCTTTTAAAGAAAAACCAATTTATTTGAATGGCAATTCTAAAAACACATATATCCGTCAAGGATCAGGTGACTATAAATGTTCCGAAAGACAAATTAATGCTATGATACGAGATGCAGCTGAAGACTCTTATGATAGCAGGGGTTTAATTGATTGTAAATTATCTGATTTAGATCCAGAATCAATCTCCACATACTTAGATTTAATCAAAAAAAATAATCCTGAACATCCTTTTCTATTGCTATCAAAAGAAGATTTTTTAGTTAAGATTGGTGCAATGAAAAGAGATCGTGTTAATGATAATTTGCATTGCACACTTGCCGGTCTTCTTATGTTTGGATTGCATTCCTCAATAAAGGAATACTTACCGCATTATCATGTTGAGTATATTCATAAAGAAGATTTCCTTTTAAATGGCAAATTTAAAGACAGAATTATATATGACGGAACTTGGGGAGAAGATAACTTATTAACATTTTTTTCTATTGTTCAGGAAAAGTTATTTTTAACATTAAATGATTCCTCTGCTATTCTAGAGGATGGCACTACTAGAGCGGGGATTTCCAAGTTAAAAATTGCTATACGTGAAGCTTTTGTTAATTCGATTATTCATAATGATTTTTTAAATAATATCGGTATAAAGATCACTAGATATCCTCATTATATTGAATTTTATAATGGTGGTTCTCTAAGAATTAGCAAGTATGATTTTTTTAAAGGTGGACATTCTGAACCACGCAACCACTATATTCAGGAAATGTTTAGATTGATAAATATATGTGAGCGTGCGGGGTCTGGTATACCTAAAATTATGGATGCGGCAACAACTTACAAATTGAGAGCGCCCGAGTTAGAATCATCTTTTGAGTTTGTAAAATTTAAACTGTGGGATACAACTATTGTAGAAAGTGGTATAGTTGATAATCCAACAGAAAAAGAAATATTATCTTTTATACTAACAAAGACACTTGCAACTAGAAAGGATTTAGATTCACATCTTTCCATTCATAAAAATACAACATTAAAGTATCTTAATTCTTTGGAAGATAAGGGTTTGATCACAAAAGTGAAACTTGATGGTAATAAATATTATTACCATCTTAAGGAAAGTCCCCATATGGCAAATTATAACTTCGCCAACACTATTTATACATTACTTAATGATTTAAGTAATAGTTAGTTTAGCTATATAAACGACCGCACCTGCTGCAACAGGCACGGTCGTAGAAATTGGCATCGTTTGAGATACACAAAGTTCCGATAAAAGTATATCAGCGATGCCTTGTTATTACAAGCAGGGTATTTTTTGTGCTCGGAAATGGATATGTCATGGCTGATTATTACAAAAAGACATTTACCTTTGAGGGTAAGCGCAGATATGTGTATGGCAAGACTGAATTAGAAGCCATTGAAAAAAGAGCTATTCTTAAATCGCAACTTGAAGCTGGCAAGGTAGAGATTAGTCGTAATACTCAAGTCTTTATATGGATTAATGAGTGGCTAGATAATTACAAAGAGCCAGAAGTTAATTATCGATGGTATAAAGATATCCAGGCCATGTGTGATCGATTCATTATTCCAGCTATTGGTCATATGAGATTAAGCTCTGTTAAGCCTCTTCATATCAGAAAAGTGCTGAATCCTCTTCAGGATTATTCATACTCATTCAATGCTAAAATCTATGATATTTTGAATCAAATATTTAATACTGCACTTGAAAATGAACTCGTTGTGCAAAATCCTATGACCGGTATAAAAAAGCCTCAAGGAAGGACTCCTAAAAAGAGGCGAGCTTTAACTAGCGAGGAACGAGAAATTTCACTCAAGGTTGCAAATTATCACCGAGGCGGACTATTTATATTGCTTATGTTGTATTGTGGTCTTAGGCCTCAAGAGATCGTACCTCTGCAGTGGTCTGACATTGACTTTGTATCCAAACGTGTAACTGTGAATAAAGCTTTGAAATCAGACGGAATAGTTCGAGGATTTACAAAGACTAAAGCTGGAATGCGGAGCATACCTATTCCAGGAATATTGTTAGATAGGTTAATTGCAGAGCATGATGATATTACAAATGATTCATTGCTTATTTGTGCGAATACAAGAGGTGAAAGATATACTAAGTCATCTATAAACGATTTGTGGAAGAACTTTAAACGCGAAATGAATATAGCTGCAGGCTGTAAGGTTCATCCACAGAAGCACCAGGTTATGCCACCTTATTTTGTTCAAGCAGATCTAACCTTATATTGTTATAGACATACTTACTGTACCGACTTACAAGCTGCAGGTGTACCAATTAATGTAGCTAAGGAACTTATGGGGCATGAGGATATAGCTGTCACATCAAAGATATATACTCATAAATCAAATGCAGCACTTAACAATGCGGCAGAACTAATAGATAAATATAGTCGTGGGGTATAGCCTGTGGTATTAATCTAATAAGGGCTAAAATCACTAATAATAAAACGAGACTCTTAATCAGGGTGTCCAGGGTTCGAACCCCTGATCACGCACCAAAAGGCGCAACTCGATAGGGTTGCGCTTTTATTTTACATAGTCATACTTTGATAGCATTTAATTTTCACATCTTAAAAGCCATTTTTTAGTGTTATCTAAAAAATGGCTTTTGTATGGTTTTAAAGATTAGCCTCGTTTCTCCCTACTTCAAATCCTCCAGCTTATTATCCTGTCGTTTGATCTTGCGCGTAGTCGTCCTCACGAAATCTTCTTTGCGGACGTAGACCTCACGGATTCGCTTGAACGGAGCGAGCCCCATATTGAGCTCCGTGACAACTCCTTTTATGAGCGTTTCAAGCTCATCGTCTGATGGAACACTTCCGAGTTCATCCTTTATCTCGTCTTTATCTGGAAGAATCTGTACTGCAACTACATCCTCTGATTCGCCTGATGCGAATACCATCGAATCAGATATGTACTGATGTCTGTTGATATAGTCCTCAATTTCCTCAGGATAGATGTTCTCTCCAGCATTCGTTACGATTACATTCTTAGCGCGACCAGTCAGAAACAGCCAGCCATCCGCATCGAAGTATCCGATATCGCCAGTTCTGAGCCAGCCATCCTCAAGCACTTCCTCAGTTGCCTCGGGGAGGTTATAGTAGCCGAGCATAACATTTGGACCTTTAAATAATATCTCTCCAATGCCATTTTCATCCGGGTTAATGATACGCACTGTTCCAGTCTCCACTGGCACTCCTACAGATCCAGATTTATCATACCTCGTCTTAGAAGCGCTCTGAGGTGTGCCTGTAATTAGCGGTGTGCATTCGGTCATTCCATACCCCTGAAGCACCATAATCCCAAAGTCTTCAAAGTCCCTACAAATATCTGGTGCAAGCGCAGCAGCTCCTGTGATTACGAGTCTGAGCTTGCCGCCTAGTTCATTTATAATCTGCTTAAATAGAGTTCTGCTCACATTTACGCCGAACTTTCGCGCGCTGCGGCTAGCCTTCAGAGCTCTCCTGAACGTCTTTTCCTTTCCCGACTTCTTAGTGGTTTTCATGATTCGGCCGTGAATCATCTCGAGAACCCTCGGTACAACTATAACAACCGTATTCTCAGCTTCGTGCATATTCTTGACGATATATTTCATGCCCTCGCAAAATGCAGTGCTTGCCCCTCGATATAGCACGAGTAACATTCCGAGCGTGCATTCATAAGTGTGGTGAATAGGCAGTATCGAGAGCGTCTTATCCCATGGATGGATGTTCGCCACGCGGCACACATCCATGATATTTACCGTGATATTGCGATGAGTTAGCATGACTCCCTTAGGAGTGCCTGTAGTCCCTGAAGTGAAGAGAATTACTGCCATTTCGTCGGGATCTATTTCAGCATCTGCAAAAGAAGTATCTCCCCTTGCAAGCTTATCCTCTCCCTCCACTATCAACGCTCTCCATAGATAAACCTTCCTACCAGCCCTTTCAAATTTAGTCACATCCCTAAGAAGTGTCTTTGGCTCATCCTCGAGCGATACTCTATCGCCGTAAAATTCTGTGATTATAAGATCTGTGATTGTTATGATATTAGAGAGCTTAGGGGCACATTCAGATGAACAGATTACCGTATGGCAGTTTGACGCATCGAGGAGGTTCTTTATCTCTTCCCCACCGAGCTCTTTGTCGATTGGAACCACAACAAGTCCTGCATTCATAACCGCAAGATAGGAGGCTATCCACTCATAGCTCCCCTCTCCAATGATCGCAACGCGTCTCTCATCATCTACCAGCTCAAGCAGCATAGTGCCAATGGCTTCGACATCATGGCCTAGAACCTCATAAGATACGGGGATGTATTCTCCACCACGTTTTTCTTTTACCCAAAATGCAGGTCTCTCACTGTGCTTTTCAACGCTTCCAGCAAGAAGATCCTTGAGCGTTGTAATCTCTCGAATATCCTTGTACCAGTACCGACCACAATCCGAGCCTTTCTTCTCGATAAACGAGTTAGCTCCAAATGGGTTAGCTGTAGCCTCACTATTAATCGTGCTTCTCATATCATTCATAGCATGCTCTCCACACAAAATTACATTTAGTTAACATTAATCATACCATATATTCGATTTTAAATTAAGCAAATCGTCATGCTATGCATCACAATACCAGGCTCGAAGCATTCCCTTTTGCCTAGTAATCCGCTCGGCAATGTGTTTGATTTTATATAATCACCGTGTTGCAATTTTCACATAGCCTTTAGATTTTTCATTTATTTATTTGGTACAATAGGCAACATAAGTTATTCCGAACGTAAGGAGACAGTATGAATTACGCAAAGATTAGATCGATAGCGCACCTCGTGTCTCTCGTATGTCTACTACTCATCTTCGTAGTGTCTACGAGCAAGTACGTCGCTGCTGCTACTCAGTCCGATTCAGCTCGTACAGGCATCCCCGCAAAGATAACTGCTCAGCACAAGCAGGAATCCGACATTCCAGACTGCACTGAGATTGAAGTTGCTGTTGATGCAGCTGATTTGTCTGTCCCAACTATGACAGATTCAGCAGCTGACACTGTTGCTACTCATGCAACTACCACTTCTTATTCAGCTCCTTTAGTTTCAACTGGAACTAATACGATAAAGGCAGTCGAGGATGAGAAGGCAAAGAAGAAAGCTGAAGAGGAAGCAAAGAACAGCGAGTCGAGTCGCACAGCTACTTCCATAAAATACACTTATTCTGGAAGTGTACTCTCTAAGTCCAAGGGTACCAACAACGGTCCTTCTGGCAAGGAGACCTACTACAACCTCAACATGTCGAGAGTCGTATCAGCTATGGGCAGGTTTGGATATTCGTCATCTGACTACTGGGTTAGAGCTGACGGAGTTAAGATGCTAGGCAACTACGTAATGGTTGCAGCTAGCTACAAGACTCACCCTAAGGGTTCTTTAGTCCCAACATCTCTTGGAACTGGAATCGTATGCGATACAGGTGGTTTTGCGGCAAGTAATCCAACGCAGATAGATATAGCGACAAATTGGTAAAAATTTACGGCTTTCGTAATCGATATTATACCGGCAAAAGGATCCCTATAATCCCCGCGCTACACGAACATCGAAGCGAGAACCTCGGTCCGTCGGTGCACGGACCAATATATTTGCGATGATACGAATTAAGAGAAGCAAGCAATGCGCTGGCTTCTCTTTTGTTGATTCTCACTTATATTTCTGCAGCTAAGCTAAAATATTTCTAGCAGCTCCTCACGATTAGTTATAAGATAAAGATAGTTATTTGCAAAATACGAGGTACTAACATGGAGAGATATACTTTTTCTGCATCAACTGCTAAATCAGACATTTATGTAGGGCTTCTTTTCCCTGCTCTAATAATGCTGCCCATCCTAGCGATACAACTGATTCTGTTCTACCTTAAACTCAGTGATGTGACTAGGTCCCATCCAAATATTTTCATCTTATTGGTTTTTGCCTGTGTTAATTTCAGCTTTTATATCGCTAAAAAATTTCAATCGAGATTTGTCAAAGACTATACCGTCACACTTGACGGAAGCGAAGTTGCCATTCTGTGTGATGATATTGAGATTCTCTCGGGCACTGTGGTTTCTTGCAAATTCAAGGGCTCAAGTTCTAAATTTTTCGCTAAAGCTGCCTCATTAGATATCTTCACTGACTACGAAGATATAAAACTTCGCGCCAGAGCCAGGGAAGGTGGGAGTTTACTATCCCCTAACTGGAACCCTTTTGCAACAGGCAGCATATCTGACGTGGATACGCTCCTGTCACTGGGCAGAAGGCTTGAGAATATGCTGGAAGCTGAATGAATTTGGCGCCGACTAAAGAATAACAGAAAGCTCGAATACGAGCTTTCTGAAAATCGTCTACTGACTTTGCTCTGCTAAACGCTCCTGTTCCGCCTTCTTGTCCATCTTATACTGCTTACGGAATTCCTCTACTGAACTAGGTAGTTTCTTTATATCAGGTTTACTATACAGGAGGTAATAATATACATCTTTTCTATATGATTTCTTGTCCTCTGTTGGAGCTCCTAGCATATATTCTCCATTTTTGAGCTTACATACTATATCACCCACTGCACGAAAATCCTTCTCATAGTTTTTTTCTTTATAAAAAGAGATTACACCTCTATCTACTGAAGCTGAATCTTTAAATACAACTCTAGCCCCATTAGTGGGTTTCATTAAGTAGTTCCCATTTTCCATTTTATACTTGCCAAAGAAATAGATTATATTTTGCGCATAGCCAGCCCCATCATCTCCATAATCCTCTTGACTACGCCTGCTATCGTCATACATCAAAATATATGTCCCATCTTCTTTAAATTCAACATAATACCTTGATTGATCAGACTCTGGATACTCAAGTCCTGAACCTCCAATATATACTTTGTTTTTTTTAATCTCTGTAATTGGTTTAGGTTTAAAAAATGTTAGTTTCAGAACTACTGAAACTATAATCACAAAAACTATTAGACAAATTGCAATAACAACTATCTTTTTTACATTAATTGCTTCTTTCATGACTTGTCTTCTTTCTAAAATTATCTCGGCGATTTTTTATATCTTCGTTATACTTATACATATCCCTTTTCTCTGGTGCAATATATTTTTTATTTTCATTTAATACACCACTCTTATCTTTTACATACAATTCACTATCTCTAAATCTAGGTTCATATTTAGGTTGTGCTGGTTTTACATCGAACATCTGGTGATAATCATCATTTGCAGTTGCATAATTAAAGTTGGAGCAGTTAACCACGGCATCTTGTGTAGCGTCTTTATCTAAAAGAGTAAGAAATTTACCATCCCCATTGATTATAAACTCTGAACGAAATCTGGCATTGGTCGCAACCTTGAGATTTACTCCTCCATTTGCTGTACTGTGGCCGTCTGGGTATATATTCGTTGTTATTGATAAACACGTCTAACTTTTGCTCTATAAGAATTAACTTCACTAAGATTATCTATAGTCTCTCTACATTGGGCTTTGATTTCGGATGGGTCTAAATAAAATGCGATTTAAAGTGTCACTTAGTATATCATTACTTAATGCGAAAACAGAAAGCTCGAATACGAGCTTTCTGAAAATTGTCTACTGACTTTGCTCTGCTTAACGCGCCTACTCCGCTAGGCGCTCCTGCTCCGCCTTCTTATCCATCTTGAACTGCTTGCGGAATTCTTCTGGGCTGCTTGGAAGTTTTTTTATGTCGGATTTGTTGTATATGTAATAGTACCATTTCTTATCTATGGCTTTTTTGTCCATAGACGTTCTTGATAATATATAGTTCCCTTTATCATTTGTAAATACTCTTTCTGTCATGACTTCGTATTGACTGAATGTTCTAGTATAGTAATAATTAATTTCATTCGAGTTAACCGCACCCACATCCTTAAATTCAACATATGCAGATTTAGCCTTAGATAGGATATATCTGTTATTTCTATCAATTACATATTTGCCATAAATAATCTTTATATGCGGATGACTCCCGTCACCATCCTGATCATAATCATCAATAGTTCCTCTACTACAATCATCCATTAAGATAAATGTTTTATTTTTTTTAAATTCTATATAGAATCTTTGTTGATGGTTTTGTGGATATCTGCCATAGAAACCACATAAATACACATGATTATTTCTTATTTCCTTAATATAATCTGGTTTAAAACATGCATTTCTTATAATAACAAGCATTATCAGTACTATAATAATTGCGATAGAGCAAAGACCCATTTTTTTACATTTACTACTCATGATAGAACTCTTCCCTTAAATTTTTTCTGAAATTTATTAACATTATTTTCATATTGATTCATATTAGATAATTTAGGTGCAGCAAATATTTTTTCTTTTCCTGTGTTTGTATCAATTATTCTGTTGCCATATTTATCATGAATGTATCTAGCTTCTTCTCTAAATTGATGTTCATAATTGTAATTCTCACCAGCAGGGTTCACATCTAGGACTTGATGTATATAATCATTTTGCCTTGCATAGTTAAAGCTAGAACAGTTTACTTTTGCATCCTGAGTAGCATCTTTGTCTAAAAGGGTTAGGAATTTACCATCCCCATTAATTATAAACTCTGAGCGAAATCTCGCATTGGTAACAACCTTGAGGTTTATTCCGCCATTTGCATAACTGTGTCCATCAGGGTAATAAGTATTACTTCCATATTCGTCTTTATAATGCTTAAGGTGAAGTCTTGTAGACTCCTCCGCTGTCCAGTTCCAGATTTTCTCTTTTACTATATAGTTTATCAGCTTTTCTTCGTCTGTTCGACCTTTGTAGTTGTCCACTATGTATTCGGCCTGCTGGTAGGATATTACGTACCTAAAGAGATGTAGCTGCTTTCCATGCACACCACATGTTGTCAT